GTTTACACTGGTATTCAAACTACTCACAAATTTACTGCTACTGGTAAAGGTGCTAAAGCTATGAATGTTGATGTTGCTTTAGATAAAGCTGATGTATCTACATTCTTTGATACAGTTACTACACCAGATACATTACAAGCTAAAGCTTAATAAGTAAATAAATTTATTTACTTATGTGAAATGTTTCACAAATGCGAGGAAAAAGAAATATCTTTTGCGAGAGAACTATCAATGTTAATTGATTATCAAGACAAACACGCTTGATTCGTGGTTCGCTTAGTTTTCTATCGTGGGGACAGCTTGATATCGAGTTTTAGAAATTGTGCCTTTCCAATTTCTAATTACCCACAAACTTATTTTTGGAAGGAGAGATTAATTTATGAAATTAAATATTTATGAAAAGAAAAAAATAATTAAAACTTATGAAATAGACGCTTATGATTTAATGTTTGGAACTGTTGAAGATGTTGCTAATGCAATTGACATTGATAGTTTAAAAACTGGATCTGATGTTGAGATTATTAAAATGGTTGGAAAGTTAGTCATGACAAGTATGGATACTGTTAAGAATTTACTTAAAGACATTTTTGATGGTTTAACTGATGAAGAAATTAAAGGAACAAAAGTATCCGAGATTGCTACAGTTTTAGTAGATGTAGTTAAATTTACAATCGCTCAATTAAATCTAGGTGTTAATCAAAAAAACTAACTGGGGGACAGAGCAATCTGTCCTTTTATGAAATATTCTTTGAAATGGAACTTTCTATATCGGAACGATTTCCAAGTCTGTCCCCATTTAGTATTAGAAGAGAACGTGCTAGTGAAGTTTTTCTCCTAATGAGGAGATTAAATAATAGTACGTTAAAAAACAATAAGAAAAAATCAAGTAAAATCAGACGTCCTGCTGGTGATAATTGGTTTTAAAAAGGAGGTGGAAATATGGCTAAAGGTGAAGATATTACTACTAAGTTTAAGGTCGATATATCGGATTTAAAAAAAGGTATAAGTGAAGCGAATAAACAAATTAAACTTGCTAATGCCGAATTTAAAGCGGCTAGTGCTGGAATGGATAATTGGAGTAAATCAAGTGCTGGTATCAGTGCTAAATTAAAACAATTGGAATCTGTTCTTACTGCTCAAAATTCTAAGTTGAAAAATTATAAAGATCAACTAAAAGCTATTGAAGAAACAGAACAAAAAAACGGTAAACGTGCTGATGAATTAAAAACTAAACTTCAACAATTAGCAAGTCAAGGTGTTTCTAAAACTTCTACTGAATATAAAAAATATGAAAAAGCTTTAAGTGATGTTGAAAAAGAACAACTAGCTAATAGAACAGCTGCTGACAATTTAAGAATCACAATTTTAAATCAACAAGCTGCTGTTAATTCTACTGAAAAAGAAATTAGAAACTATAATTCTGTTCTTGATAATTTAGAAAGTGAAGCGGATCAGGCTGAAAATGCAGTTGATGGTTTATCTAATGAAATGGATAGTAGTCAGTCTGCTACTACTAAATTAACCGATGGCTTCACAGTAATGAAAGGTGCTTTAGCTTCTTTAGTTGCCGATGGAATTAGAAAAGCTGCTAGTGCTTTAAAAGATTTTGCTGGTTCAATGATAACTACCGCAGCCGAAGTTAAAGCGGAAACTGCACAATTTGAACAGACTTTTGGAGATATGGGCAGTACAGCGGAAGCTGCCATAAAACGTGTTGCTGATTCAACTGGTATTTTAGAAACAAGACTTAGAACTACTGGATCACAAATTTATGCGTTCGCTCGTTCAAATGGTGCAACTATCCCAGAAGCTATGAGTTTAATGGAAACTGCTTTAATGGCAAGTGCTGATAGTGCAGCGTATTATGATAAATCACTTGAAGATAGTTCAGAAACTATGATGTCATTCTTAAAAGGTAACTATGCAAATGACGCTGCTCTTGGTGTATCCGCTACTGAATTTACTCGAAACTCAAAAGCGGTTGAACTATTTGGTAAAAAATATAATGACTTAACAGAAATTCAAAAGCAACAAACATTATTAAAAATGGTTACAGATTCACAAAAGTTATCAGGTGCAATGGGACAAGCAGCACGTGAGTCTGACGGCTGGGAAAATGTAATGGGTAACTTAAATGAATCTTGGAGACAATTTAAAGCTCAAGTTGGTACACCATTTTTAGAAGCACTCATTCCAGTAATTCAACAAATAACTACTAGTTTCCAAGCATGGGTTAATAGTGTTGATTGGAATGCATTTGGACAAAAAATTCAAGATATTGCTGATAAAATCATTAGTGGCTTTGGATGGATAATAGACAATAAAGATATACTTATAGCTGGTATTTCTGGAATTATAGCAGCGTTTGCTGTTGCAAAAATAGCAACATTTGTTACAACAATGCTACAGGTTGTACAAGGAATAAAAGCGGCAGCTGCTGCTCAAGGTATATTCAATGCTGTTATGACTGCTAATCCAATTGGATTAATAGTAACAGCAATAGGATTATTAGTTGCTGCCATAGTGTTGTTAATTCAAAATTGGGACAAGGTTAAAGAGGCTGCGGTTAAAGCTTGGGACTTTATAAAAGGTGCATGGAATAGTGCTGCTAGTTGGTTTAATAGCACTGTTATAGAACCTATTAAATCATTCTTTAGTGGAATGTGGGACACTATAAGTGGATTCTTTACAAGTGCATGGGAAGGAATAAAATTAGTTTGGGGAGTTGTTGCAGAGTGGTTTAATACTTATGTTGTAGAACCAATTAAAAATTTCTTTCAACCATTAGTTGATTTCTTCACAACGTTGTTTAATGTTATAAAAGAACTAGCAGAAGGTTGTTGGAATGCAATTGTTGCTATATGGTCAGTAGTTAGTACTTGGTTTAATGAAAATGTAATTACTCCAGTTAAGGATTTCTTTACTAGTTTATGGAATGGAATTAGTGAAGCAGCAAGTACTGCTTGGAATACTATTAAAGATGTTTGGAACGTTGTATCTGGTTGGTTTAATGATACAGTTATTCAACCTGTAAAAGATTTCTTTTCAGGTATGTGGAACAGTGTAAAAGATGGTGCTTCTAAAGCATGGTCAGGAATTAAAAGTGTATTTAGTCCAGTTGTAAATTGGTTTAAGAATCAATTTACTAAAGCATGGACAGCTGTTAAAAATGTATTCTCAACTGGTGGAAGAATTTTTGACGGAATTAAAGAAGGAATTACTTCTGCATTTAAAACTGTTGTTAATGGGATTATTAGAGGTATTAATAAAGTTATAGCAATACCATTTAATGCAATTAATAAAACATTAGATAAAATTAGAAATGTTTCAATTGCTGGGGCTAAACCATTTGCAAAATTAGTAAGTAGATTTAATGTTCCACAAATACCAACATTAGAAACTGGTATCGCAAAAGCTAAAAAAGGTCATCAATATTTACTTGAAGGTAAGAACGATGAAGCGGTTATTCCACTTCACAAAAATGCACCATGGCTAAAAGCTTTAGCTGGAACTTTATTAAATGAAATGAATGCAAATGGCATGGCTGGTAATACACTTGGTGCAGGTGTTAATAATGTGAGGTCAAATGTGAATAACTTCACACAAATTATTAACGCACCAAAGCAACCTTCCAGAGCAGAACTTTATCGTCAAACTAGAAATTTATTGGATTTAAAAGGAGGATATTAAAATGTTTGAATGTAAAATTGAAAATACAAAAAATGTTATTTTAACTCTTACAGGAGATGAGAGTAATTTTCAAATTTATAATATACAAGGTTTAAATCCTCCTAAAGCCATAATAAATAATTCTAAAGTTGCTGGGTTAGATGGATCAAAATTTAATTCATCTAAACTTGAAGAAAGAAATATTGTTATTTATATAAAATTAAATGGGGATATTGAAAAAAATAGAATTCGTTTATATTCATTTTTCCCAACTAAAGAATGGTGTAAATTTTATTATAAAAATGAATCGAGAGATGTTTATGCAGAAGGATATGTTGAAACAGTTGAGGTAACACCATTTACAAATAATGAAATAATGCAAGTATCTATCATATGTCTTAATCCTTATTTTAAATCTATGGAAGAGATTGTTGATGATATTTCAAAAACATTAGCTGCATTTGAGTTTCCATTTGCAATCAATATAAGTGAACCAATTCCAATTTCAACCATTGATACATCAAAAGTAACAAATGTATATAATGATTCTGAAACTGAAACTGGTGTAATTATTGAAATTAATATTTTAGCTGATATCAATTCATTACAAATAAATAATGTATCGAGTGGTGACATATTCAAGTTAAATTATACATTTAAAGAAGATGATAAAGTTATTATTAATACCAATAAAGGTGAGAAATCAATTGTACTGATTCGTAATGGAATCACAAGCAATATATTTACAGCAATCGCTAAAAGTTCAACGTTCTTTCAACTTTCTGTTGGTGATAATTTATTCAGTTATCTGGCAGATGGTGGTGTAAGTGATGATTTAATTCATATAGTATTTAAGCATTATACATTGTATAGAGGTGTGTAATGATAGATATTTATGTATTAAATAGAGATTTAGAACAGATAGGAATAATTGATACTTACACTTCACTTATTTGGGCAAATAGATATAACGATGTTGGCGATTGTGAATTATATGTTGAAGCTACTGTTGAAAAAATGAAATTACTTGCAAAAGGTAATTATTTAATTAGAGCAGACGATGAAATGGTTTGTCAAATTAAAAAAGTAGAACTTGATACTGATTCTGAAAATGGAAATTATTTAATTGTTACTGGTTATGATGTTAAAAAGTTTTTGGATCAAAGAGTTATTTGGGGAACTTATTCAGTTGATGGTAATGTTGAAGATTACTTAAGAAATATTATAAATAGAAGCTTAGGTAATCCAACATTATCAGCTAGACAACTTAGAAAAAGGAACGGAGAAAGACTTTTCTATTTGGGGGATAAAGCTAATTTTAAAGACGTAACAACTGAACAAAATTCTTATGTTAATGTTGGAGAATTAGTTAGAGAAAAATGTGTTAAGTATAAGTGGGGTTATAAGGTTGTTTTAAGCGATAAAGCTTTATATTTTAAATTATATCAAGGAACTGATAGAAGTGATTCTGTTATATTCTCTGATGATTTTGAAAATCTTGAAGCAACTAAATATGTTGAAGATGATACTAATTTAGGAAATGTTGCTTTAGTTGCTGGTGAAGGTGAAGGATCAGAACGTTCAAGAAATGTTAGTGGATATGCTGAAGGTATTAATAGATATGAAATATATGTTGACGCTAAAGATATATCTAAAACAATTAAATGGAGTGAATTAATAGAAATGTATCCTACCACTGAAAAAGGTGGGCAAGGTAGTATTCAAACGAAAACTAACCCCGATGGAACTTTCTATTATGTTTATCAAATGAATTATATTGATATTCAAGTTGTTGACGTTAACCAATTACTTGAATTAAAAGCTGCTTATCCTGGAGGAAATGAAATCACTATAAATGATAATTTATATTATCGTGTTTACGATGTAGCTATTGCTGATTTACCAAGTAATACTTTAACTGATGGTGATGATGTTATTTTACGTGATTTAGTTTATTCAGTTTATTTACTTAATAGAGGTTATGAGAAATTAGCAGAGTTTGGAAAAGTTACATCTTTTGAAGGTACTGTTGAACCTGATGTAACTTTCAAATATAAACGAGATTATTTTTTAGGAGATTTGGTTACTGTTGAAAATGAATATGGTATATCAGTAACAGCAAGAATAACGGAAGTTATGGAAGTAGATGATGATACTGGCTATAGCGTTGAACCTAAATTTGAATATTTAGAAATAAATCAAACTGAAGTTATTTATATTGGTACAGAATCAAATAACGAATTGTCAACAGAAGACAATAAATTAATTGTCATAGAAGGAGGTATATAATTATGGCTGTAGTTAAAATTAGTGAATTAGAAAAAACAACAAATTTGAATTCACAATGCTGTTTTCCAGTAGTGTCTGAGGGGGTAACTAAAAAGGTTGAATTTGGGGATTTTAAAGAATTATTAGATGTACCAACAAAAACAAGTCAATTAACTAATGATAGTGGATTCATTGCAAAAGATAGTGAAGCAAGATTAAAAAATGTTGTGAGTAGAAATTTATTTAATTTTTATGAAATGTTTTCTTCATTGTTAGAAAATACTGGGGGAACGGTTTCAATTAATGGAACAAGTATAACATATACTTCAAACGTTGTAGATGGGTATATTACAAGTGAGGGTAAGATGAGCGTTACAGCTGGTAAAACATATACTTTAAGCTTACAAACAAGTCAAACTTCGTCTAACCAAAGAGTCTTCGCCTACTTTTACGACAGTGATGGTAATGTACAATACCAAGAATTGGGGCTTGCTAATCAAAATAATACAATGACGTTTACTGTTCCTGCTGGTATGGTTTCAATGCGATTAAGACTTGGTGTGTATGGTGCAGGTAACCAAACGACATTTAGTCAAATTCAAATTGAAGAAGGCTCTACTGCTACCGATTATGTACCTTATTTGGACTTAGCAAAAGTAATGCCATTATTACCAGTAACATTACCTATGGGAGTAAATGAGGAATATGTATATACTAGTGATTTGTCATACACAGTAGTTCGTATAGGCAAGATAGTAATAGTAAATATTAGAACAATAGCTTTTAAATCAGTTGTACCACATAGTAGTATGGTTATACATGGACTTCCACCTGCAAAAAATAGTGCAATATTTTATTTATATGGTGGGAACACTGCAAAGGGAGATACAGTGAGATTAGCTTTAACTACTGATGGAGATATAAATATTCATTATGGATCAAACGCTTATTTTGGTGTTAGTGCTGATGCACAATATGGCGGAACAATTGTATATGAAACTACTAATTAATTTTGAAAGGAGTGATAAATTATGGCAGAACAAAAATTTTTAATTAATGGAGGATTCTTTGATTCAGTAAATAAAGATAGACTTTATACTGCTGATGATATGAACCGTCCTTACAAAAGAGTAATTACTGAAGGAGTTTTTGCTACACCAGCTGGGACTCCATCAACAGACTTACAAGTAGTAAGTGCAAACAATGCTATGAATATTATTGTTAAAGCGGGTGAAGGATTACTTGGTGGAAAGTGGTTTGAAAATCCAAGTGATATAGCGATAACTGTTCCAGCTAATAATAACGTTACACCGAGAAGAGATAGTGTTATTATTCAAATCGATAAAACTCAAGCTGGAAGAATTTCAAACATTGTGTATCGTGAAGGAACTCCAAGTTCAAACCCACAACCACCTGCGATTGGAACAGTTAATAATATTATTGAAAAACGTATTGCTAACATTTACATTGCACCAGGAGCTAATTATATAGGACAAGACGCAATTACAGATTTACGTGGATCAAGTGAGTTACCTTGGATAACTAGTTTAATTAAACAAGTTGATACTTCAACATTATTAGCACAATTCGACGCTGCTTATTGGAATTGGTATAATGAAACTCATGCTTCTTGGGATGAATTCATGCAAGAAATATCTCAAGATTTAACTGTTAATACAAATATAGTTACTTATGAAAGTCATTATGTATCAAGTACAAATGGAGAAACAACTATTCCAATTAACATAGCAACATTTAATAAAAGTAAAGACGTGTTAATGGTAAGAATAAACCATTTATTTGCTTCAGAAGGTACTGATTATACTATTGATAATTTAGGTGAAAATATTGTATTAACTAAAGATATTAATGCTAATCAAAATATTGACTTCTTAGTACTTCAAAGTGTAGTTGTAGGAGATACTGCTACTGTATTAAGTCAATTATCAACTTTAAATAATGCAATAACAGCATTAAATACAGATAGTGGTTGGGTTAATTTCACACTTGAAAGTGGAGCAACTGCTTTTGATGAAACAACAACTCCAGGCGTTAGAAGGTTTGGAAATCAAGTATTTATTCGTGGAGCAATTAAAGGACTTGATACAGTTGGTGCTCCAATTTGTACACTACCTACAAATATGCGACCAGCAATGAATAAACAATATTCAGTAACAGCTTTTGCTAATGGAACAATAGCCGCTAATTGTGTATTAGAAGTTAGGTCAACTGGTGGTATATATTTAGTTGCTAAATCTGGAACTATTCCAGCAACTGCTATGTTACCAATTTCAACTGAATTCATACTTGGTTAAATAGGACACTCAAACGAGTGTCTTTATTTTTCGAGTCTTAATGTTATACAATTATAATAAAGGAGGAGAAGTTATATTGAAAAAACTATTATTCTTATTACCTATCACCCTTTTATTTTTTGCTAGTCCAAGTCAAGCTGCTACAACTACTCATACAGTAGTTAGTGGAGATACTATGTGGAAGATAGCTGTTAAATATCAAGTTGGTTGTCAAGAAATTATTGACGCAAACTCACAGATATCAAACCCTAACTTAATTTATCCAGGACAAAAATTAAATATACCAACTAAATCTAGTGAGGAAGTAAGTACAGAACAAGAGATTTTAAAACTTGTAAACGCTGAACGTAGTAAACAAGGACTTTCGCCACTAACTTTAGATTGGGAACTTTCAAGGGTTGCAAAATTTAAAAGTGAAGATATGAGGGATAATAATTATTTTAGTCATAATTCACCAACTTATGGAAGTCCGTTTAATATGATGAAAAGCTTTGGAATAACATATAAATCAGCTGGTGAGAATATAGCAGCAGGACAAAAAACAGCTCAAGCTGTTATGACTGATTGGATGAATTCATCAGGACATAAAGCAAATATCTTAAGTAAAAATTACACACGACTTGGAGTAGGTAAAGCAACTGGTGGATCGTACGGAACTTACTGGACACAAATGTTTATATCAAAATAATGAAAAGACACCTTAATTGGTGTCTTTTTTGTTATAAAATTAACAAATAATGGAAAAAAGTATTGACTTAATTGGTAAGATATGGTAATATATAAGTGTCTTAAGGGAAAGGTGATTGAAATGATTTATTTATTACAAGAAAAAATATTTAAAAATGAAGAATTAAAAAGTTATGATTTAAGAGAATTAAGAACACAAATAAGTGAAAGATTAAATTGGTTCTTAACTACTGAAAATTATGATAGTAAAAAAGTTAAAAACTTAATGGCGAATGAAAAGAAAATTAATAAATTAATTTTAAAGGAAGTTAGATAATATGAAAACTAAAATTAGAACTCAATTATTAGAATTAGTTGCTATGCTACAAGGTGGTTATACAACTGATGTAAACCAATTAAAAAGATTGCTAGGAATTGAAACAGCTAAGGAAGAATATTTCTTCACACGTTGGTTAGAAGAATTAGAAATTATTGGTTCAATTGAAATGTTGGACAATGATAGAATATTTATAATTTAAAATAATTCTTCCTTAATCTAACCAACGAAGGTCACAAGTCCTTGTGTAATAGAGAGTGAGGAAAGGAAAATGATTATGTTAAATCAAATCGTATTAGTTGGGAGACTAACAAAAACTCCAGAAATTATGGAAAATCAAGATGGGAGCAAGTTTGCAATTATAACATTAGCAGTACCAAGAAGTTGGAAGAACGCTAATGGTGAATATGAAACAGATTTTATTGATTGTACTGTATTAGGTAACGTTGCAAGCAATACTTGTGAATATTGTAAAAGTGGAGATTTAGTAGGTGTTAAAGGAAGAGTGCAAAATGTATGTGATACAGCACAAATACAAATAATAGCTGAAAAAGTAACATTTTTATCAAGTAGAAAACCTAACGAGAATTAAAAAATAAGACACTCAATGAAGAGTGCCTTTTTATTTTATCCTACTGCTTTCGCCCACGCTTTTCTATGCGACCAATATCTTCTTATGGCTTCTTTTTCTGATATTTCCCCACGCTGATATTTAATACTATCCGTAATAAATTCAAAATAAACGTGTTCTAAACTCAATTTTAGTTTAGGCAATTCTATTCGTTGTTGGAAATAAGGAAGTGTATCTAAAAGCACTCCAGCTACTTCCGATATAATCAAAACTAACGCCCATATATTAGCGTGGTGGTGATTGTGTAACCATGCTGAAATGGAATAAATTGAAGATAGTGTGATGAGTAATTTTAACCACAATGTCACACGCATTGCTTTTTGAGCTTTATCTTTTACTTCTTGAATCTTCTTATTAAATTCCTCAATGCTCATTGCGTACATTTTAACGATATCTATATTAAGATCATGTGCATTAGCACTTATTTTTCGTTTTTTAAATATGAACATTTAATCACCTCAATGTTAATTTGAATAATTTTAGGCTTAAAAATGCAAGTTAAAATTATCTAATTGAAAGAGGTGTC